CCGAAATCGTTGAACTCTCTTCGAGTTGTTCAGGTCCACGTCGGACTCTGACCATGCACGAAGCGATCAATGGTATTCCCGGAATTTTAGACCCCATGAAATTTGACACCTCCCCCGGATTCCCGTTCACGCGGCTCAAGAAAGGCAAAGGACGTAAATTTCTTTTTGAATCACTAGGCTTTTCCTCTACAGGACAAGAATTATTCAAACCCGGCCCCCTTCTACAAAATAAATTGGACCTCACTCTCCAAAAAGCCAAAGAAGAGCGTATTCATTACGAAAACTACTTTGTCGACCAACTGAAGGACGAAAGAAGACCTATTGCAAAGGTCAGACAAGCAAAAACGAGAGTTTTCAACATGCACAATGTTGCGTGGCTTATTCTGAACAGAATGTATTTAGGCGCGTTTGTTGAGACGTATAACCAGATCGGTATACTAGCAGGAAACGGATTAGCGTTGAATCCGGAAGGAGCGGACGCGACGGAACTCATCAAGTACCTTTCCAGTGTAGGTAACAACTACTACGACGGAGATTTCTCCGCCTGGGACGGAACTTTTGATTCCAGTACTATCCACATGATGGCCGATGTCATCTACAAATGGTACGAATGGGTAGCACCCGAGACAGACCTTCAAATGGTTTGGATGTGTTTAACATCTTTGTTTGACCGAGTCCACATTTGTGGAAAGACAGTATACAAACTCAACACGGGAATGCCTTCTGGACACTACATCACAGGAACGAAATACAGTTGGACACAATTGTAGGGATCGTTGCTTGTGGTTGATCATGACTAGAGCAATTAGACCAGCACTAGCTTCCATGTCAGCCTTTAAAACACATGTACGGACAGTAAAAACCGGAGACGATTCTATCGGAGCCGTGAGCAAACAGTGCAAGGATTTCTGGCATCCAGAACAACTTTGCAAAATGTATAAAGCACATGGTATCGTCTACACTCCCCCTCAAAAAGAGGAAGGAGTGACTTTCGAAAATGGTGGTTTTGTAAAATTGGAAGAACTTTCCTTCTTAAAAAGAACTTTTAGAGAAGATGAACGATTTCCAGGATACTACCACGCTGGAATGAACAAAACCATGACTATTCAAGAACTAGTCAATTGGATTCGATCAGGACAACCCCCCAAAGAAGCTCTCTCTTCCAACATCGAAGACGCCTTACGTTTTGCGTTTGGCCATGGAAAAGAGTATTTCGACGAGTTCCTCGGAACTGTTAAGCCCTTCTTGCAGGAAGAAGGCATGCCTCCCCCTAGAGTCAGCTGGACACAGTTGGACTATGAATGGCAAGTGGCCAATGGCCTCCTGTAGAACAGAGCTACGAATTGACGAGTTTTCCAAAATTTCACGATTTTCCAAAATTTCCTTTATTCGCATAGTATGTATGGATCAGATTCCGGATTTCATTAGTTTCCTTTGAGAACTAAACTGCAAGTATCTTTGGTGAGAACGCGGCTAGTGACGTAAATTCAGCCCCACCTTGTGGGCGAAAAC